CATTTGTACCTGTTGTACGTCGAATAACAATGCTATTCAAGTAACCTTCTAAATACCAAATACCATCAAAGTCAGTATTTGCAGCTGCTTGCTGTGCAAGAATCAAAGCACGTATTGCATCAAATAAGTGGTGGTTTGTGTTAATATCTGCTGCATCCCACTTCAGCATCTGATCATAAGTTGTGGATGATTGAGCAGTTACTGAGGTGGAGATACCTTGAAGTGTAACTTTATAGGTGTCTGAGTTTACAAGTGATTTAAGGATTATCGTGCCAACAGAATCCGATACAAAACTACCTTGAGGTTGCATTGCTGTGACAACATTTCTGTTAGTGATAACTGTCACATCTTGAACACTACGGAAATGATAGTCCGTACTAACAGTACCTGTCAGATAACTAGTACCACTATTGGTTACTGTACACCAAGTACCATCTTCTGCAGTCCACACATAAATATTTGTACCCTTGATAGCACCAATATAGGAACCAGCTGTACCCCTCTCAATAAAGAACCAAGCAGCTCCATCTAATTCAGTTTTAGTGAAAGCTGTACCATCTGCCTTTTTCAATACATTGGCAAAAGACATCCCTGGTCTTTTAAGTAATCCGTAAGTAGGATCAGGATAACCATTAATGCACTCAGTCAGCTGTCCACCTAGTTTCTTATCATCATTCTGTTGTGAAACACCACCAAGAAAGTTTGGTGTTAGTTGAGTTACTGCTGGCATTATCGGATCAATGTGTTATAAGGTTGATAGCTTTGATAATAATCTCCACCTTTAGGAGAACCAAAGTAAGAATAATCACCCTGATTGCACTCATATTCAAGTGCCATAGATCGGGCAAAAGCCTCCTTTTGTTGAAGCATCTGATATTGATTGGGATCACCAATAATACGGCTAGATACAACACTTGCTGCACGAGCAGTGATAAATGCTTGAACAGGCTCAGGGATGCTTCCCCAATCCATTTCCCAAATAATATCTACATAAACAGTCTCATCTTCCCACTTGTAGGAATGAGCAGTTCGGTCATACAATTTACCACCCCGATTCACACTATCCCTATTAAGGTTTTGTGTGTAGTTTTTATTCAAGTCCATTTGAAGGACATTATTGGGGATGTTAATTTCGTTATTAGAATCAGGTGTAATAGGATAATCGTACTCTTTATTAAATGTCCAGCCTTCTGCCTGTACCTCGCGTGACACCTCTCGAAGGGTGTTGAGTGCAATCGCAACGTCCGGGTTGGTTTGAGTTTCAACTCTACTTGTAACGATAGATTGAGTCATTGCTTGACTAGCTACAGTCTGTGAGATATTCACAGTGTACTCGTAAGTTACAGGATCTGTAGCTTGCTCTACCCCAGCAGTAGCAATAGACGTACCGCTGGCTACACCAGTACCGCCAATATAAGTACCAACAGGAATGTTAGCCGTGGTGGTGGTAAGGGTAGTACCAGTAATAGAGCCAGTAAAACGACTGACTTCGTTAATTACAAGAGTCTCTTCAGTTGTCAACGTAGTAACAGGAGCCTGACCAACTGACGCCAGGATCTGATTAACAGCTTGTAGCTCAGTGTTGGAGCCAGTAGTAGGGAAAGGCATAGTTGATAAAGAGAATTATTCTCAATAAAGAATTAAAAAAAAGGAGCCCCCGAAGAGGCTCCCGTATACATATCTAAATCAGAATGCAGAAGGTGCAGTGCTGGTAACGTGCAGTTCAACAGCAGCAGCAGGATTCAGGTAGTCAGCGCCACAAGCGAGACGGCCCAGCATCACATCACCCTGGTAGATCACCGACACGTCGCCGCTGGTGACTTGAACCTGAGGACCGATCGCTTCCACCATACCGGCTGCTTCCTTTTGGAAGATCAGACCGCAGGAGGTAGCACCCACTTCAGCAGCAGTACCATAGTCGTTGTTGATACCAGTGGAAGCACCGGAAGCATCTTCCAGAGCCACACCCACGAAATCACCAGTGTTACCAGGATCGGTCACACCAGTAGTACCACCGTACTTAGTACCGTAGTTACCCAGGAAGGGAATGTTCATGGACTTGTAGATCTTGATACCAGCAATCTCGATGATACCTTGACCGGACTGCAGAGCAGTACCTTGGACATCACGGTTTACCAGACCATTGCTACCCACTTCCTGAATCAGGGAGTAGTACTGACGGGGGTTCAGAACAGCCACACGGCCATCCATCGACACACCCTTTTCATCCATAGCAGCAGCTGCATCATAGAAAGCAGCCACAAGCTTGGCAGCATCATAAGCATCAGCTTCAGAGCCAGCACCAGTACCGACTTGAATCTGAGTACCACCCGGCTCTTCATAGCCAGTAGCGCTCACAGGGCTAGCCTGACGAGCACCGCGAGCAATAGCACGGAATGCAAGGCGGTCATATTTTTCTGCCAAAGCGTAGCCGATTTTCCGCGAGATCTCGCTCCGCAGATCGTAGTGCGAAAGAACTTCATCCAGCTCATATACAAAAGCAGAGCTGATCAGCAGGTCATCACAGGTGATGGTCTTCTCGGCCACCGGGGGTGCGCCGTTGCTATCACCCAGGATGCTGTTACCAGGAGTATGGAACTCCGACTTGGTGCGACCCGTGAAGATGAACTGCAGAGACTTGCCGTTCTTCAGGGTACGCTTCATGATCAGGTCCCGAGCAATCGTGTTGTTCTGGAAACCTTTGAACATCTCACCGCTGAAAAGCTTGAGATACAGAGCGCGGGTATCACCCGCCAGATTCGACTGACCCAGCTGAGTAAGCTGAGCAGGGTTTACGTTAGATTGAAAAGCCACAATAGTAAAGAGAGAGTTGTTTACGTTCTCCCTAAGCGCTTAGGAATTCACATGGACTAACATGTGCATTCAAGAAATTTGTTGTCTGTCTCTCCAGACCGTCATGACTAAAGGTTATCGGCGTACCGGCCAATAGTCAATAGGAACAGGGTCCGACTCTGAGGTGCCCTGCTCCGTTTAATTATTTAGTTTTAGGTGTGTAAGCTACGCCGCGATACTTCAGCTTCTGCTCTTTTTGTTGAGCTTGTTGCTCCCGTACACGGGCTTCCAGTTCGACTTGTGTCATTGTCGGAAAGAAGTACCTACCCCCCGTTCCATGAGTAGGCGTCATGCGTCCCCGCAGGGATGAACGGACGACGTGCTTAACCAATAGAAGGTGCTACCAGAGCCACAGGAGTAGACTCAGCGCTAGCAAGATCAAGTGGGAAGTTATGAGCATTACGCTCATGCATTACTTCAAAGCCGAGATTAGCACGGTTGAGAATATCAGCCCAAGTGTTAATGACGCGACCATCAGATGAGAGAAGTGATTGGTTAAAGTTAAAGCCGTTCAAGTTGAACGCCATTGTAGATACACCAAGAGCAGCAAACCAAATACCAACCACAGGCCAGGCAGCAAGGAAGAAATGAAGCGAGCGACTATTATTAAAAGAAGCATACTGGAAAATAAGCCTCCCAAAATAGCCATGAGCTGCAACAATGTTATAAGTCTCTTCCTCTTGCCCAAACTTATAGCCATAGTTCTGACTTTCCTGCTCAGTAGTTTCACGTACAAGCGAGGATGTAACCAGCGAACCGTGCATAGCACTGAACAGTGAGCCACCGAAAACACCAGCGACACCCAACATATGGAATGGGTGCATGAGGATGTTATGCTCGGCTTGGAACACCAACATGTAGTTGAACGTACCACTAATACCCAGCGGCATGGCATCACTAAAGGAACCCTGACCGAAGGGATACACGAGGAACACAGCAGAAGCTGCGGCAACAGGAGCAGAATAAGCTACACAAATCCAAGGACGCATCCCTAGTCGATAGCTAAGTTCCCACTCTCGTCCCATGTAAGCATAGATGCCAATGAGGAAGTGGAAGACAACGAGTTGGAACGGACCCCCGTTGTAGAGCCATTCATCAAGTGAATTAGCTTCCCAAATTGGGTAGAAGTGTAGTCCGATGGCATTGCTGCTCGGAACGACGGCTCCCGATATGATGTTGTTTCCATAAAGAAGGCTTCCAGCTACAGGTTCGCGGATGCCATCAATGTCAACTGGTGGGGCCGCAATGAATGCAATAATAAAACAAATGGTTGCAGTAAGGAGACACGGAATCATCAGTGTTCCAAACCAACCTAAATAAAGACGGTTGTTGGTCGAAGTGACCCATTCACAAAAAAGCTCCCAGGAGTTTTCCCGAGAGCTCTTATCTGCAATAGAAGCAGTCATAACTTGGAATTAGTTTAGTCGAGTTACTTTTACCCGTCCAACTCCAGAGGCAGTGAGACCGATAGTATCAGCCGCACCTTTACTGAGATCAAGTTCCCTTCCATGAATGTAAGGTCCCCGATCATTGACCGTCACCACAGCACATCGTTTGAAGCACACACGTAGACGTGTACCAAACGGGAGTGACTTGTGAGCCGCAGTAAGGCCGTGTTGATTGTATCGAGATCCACTCGCGGTAAGGTTTCCATGAAAACCAGGACCATACCAAGAGCCAATCACCGACAGTGTAGTTAGAATAGGAATCATAATAAGAAAGCGAAGGACTTTATATTGCTCACGCCTTCATGATCCGCCAACACACTCGCCGTACTGACGGATCTATCTGGTGATCAGCGACGCATCTTGCCGCCTTTACCGCCTTTACCGCCCTTACCGCCTTTGCAACCTTTAGCGAAATTCATTGGAGTTCCCATTGTTTTAGTACTGTAGATTAGAACGTTCGAGTTTTTCGTAGACATCACTACGATATGCAGGGTCTCGGTCATACCGAGGATCCGACATAGCCTGGACTACTTCTGCTTGAGAGCGGAATACATCCTTATTGTTTGCAGCAGGTTTACCTTTCAAGAGTTGACCTTCAATACCGTTGGCTTCAGTGAATCGTGCCTTCAATGCATGGACAGCAAAGTTGATGGCATTAAAGTTACCATCAGCCATTACGCTGTCATACATTTCAATTTCTTCTGGAGCAAGATTCTCTGATGCCCAGGCAATCATCTCCTTGTAACCATCATCTCCACCAGCAATGTTTCGTACTGTTTGGAGTTGACTCTCGTCGATCTGCTGACTATTTTGTTGTGACTCCACTTGCGACCGGTACTTGATGTACTCAGCGGCAAGTTCTGAGGAGTCAATCTTGGATAGTTTCGCTTCAGTATCCTTTGTCAGTTTACCATCAACAGCTTCTTTCCAAAGGGTATCCAGGAACCCTTCGTTGGTTTCTTCTGTAGTGTCTTCACCATCCGGTGCTTCTGTTTCTGTAGACTCTTGAGAGTCATTGTTCCTAGAGCCAAGCTTGCTCTGTAGTTCAATATAAGCTTTCTCTAGTTCTTCAGCATCCCTAAACTTACCAGCCAATAGCTGTTGTTCAGCAGCTGCCTGCTTTTCACCAATCGCTAGAGCCTCTTGCTCTGCTTCATTAAATTCTGGCTGATCCGCAGGTGTTGGATCATACGTCAGAGTTGCCATTCGCTGTAATTACTTTCAGGTTTCCGAGACCAACCTTTGTTACATAGTTGGGTGAACGACCAAGGGTCGGAGTGCCAATCTTTTTCTTTGGCTCGTATTTGTTTGGCTCAGGAGTTTCCACCTTCAGTACAGGTTTCTCTGTGGGCGGATGTTCAACTTCCTTGACAGAACGTAGCGGTTCCATCTGAGTTGGCTTACGCCGGCTGCTCCGGCTGGGTGTCTTGTTGTTCATTAAGTTGTGGATTCTTGGATGGATCGTTTGCAGGTGCAGATGCCAACTGTCCAGCTTGCTTGGTGAGTTCCATTTGCTGCTGTTGTGCCATTGCCTGCTGCTGCTCTGCCTGAATATCTTCAGTCGACTTGACCAGATTCAGAACATCAATACCTTGAGAAGCAGCTAGACGCTTGATTACTTCCTCAGGATTGACATACGTCTGAATTGCTTCAGGACCCATCGTCTGGGCAATCGTCATCAGGAAGGAACCAAGGCTCTCTCGATCTTGTCCACGTCCTAATGCATTGATGCCAGCCACAATGGTTGGCTTGACAATGTTCTTGGGAATACGTGGGATCTCACCAGTCTTCTGGAATACATTCAACTTCCGATTCAAATAGGGAACAAGGAAGTCCACAGTCAGCATACTAAATAGTCCACCGAGCTGTGACTCCAATTCCATCTGAGTCATCCGTACTTCTTCAGCTGTTGTTCGTTCAGACTGTCGGACATTCAAAATCAAGAATGCATCAGAGAGACGACGCTCT